GCAGTGATGGCAGAAATTACCATGCACATTCATGTGCGTCTGGTCGGCGGAGCATTGAACCCCCGAGTCATCGGACACAAACCAGCCGATACCCTCGATAAACCTGATGAAGTCTTCTAGCTTTTGGTCGCTCATGACTCCCCCTCGGCTTTGGCGATCCCGTTAGGAATCAGGGGCAGCCTATTGGACTCCGGAAGACTTCGAATTTCTAGGATGTCATCCTCGTCTGCTACGAAGTCATCGCATCTATATGTTTCTTTTCGCGGGTACGGAGCGCCGATGACATAACGGACAACACCTACTCTAAGGCCGGGGCCATCCTTTGCCATGACCCAATCGCCTACTTTCGCTTTCATTTCTCCCCCTCTATGCCGGCGGCCCGCAGGGCTTCGGCGACGTTGTTGACGATGTGGATTTTACCGGGCCAGTTGGCATGGAACCGTTCCTGATCCGGCGTCAGCTTCCGGGCGCTTGGCGGCTTGTCCCCGTCCTTTACCTCAAAAAGCAGATGCTGCCCGCCAGTCTTGAGCCTAAGCCCCGCTCCCAGCGCGTACGGCGTCCACACAAGCAGGTCAGGACATCCGCGACCCATCGGGGCCAGTGACAGCACCTCGCAGCCGTTGGCGCGTAGAGCCTCCACAATCTCGCCTTGGTTTGCGTCGACCTTGGCGGCGCGGAATAGCTTCTTCATTGGCCCGCGACCTTCTGGCCAGTTTGAATGTCGATCACATGCCACCAATCCCAGTCTCTTCGAGACTTCGCGCCCCACATCTTGTCGCCCTGCCGCGCCTGATCGACAGCAACGTCCAGATTTTCAAAGTCTCCTCGAAAGTCATTCCACCCGCCTGACGGGTAGTAATCATAACCAGCAAACAACAGATACCTATTCATAAACTCACCCTCCACGGCAGCGGATCGACAGGGCCGCGCCACTCCTTTGCCACTTGGTTCAGCGGATCAGGCGGATCGTTTCGAGAATACGCCCGCTCCCATCGACTTTGCAAGCGCCCCTCTCGGCGCATCTTGTCTAGCTCGCTTTCCGCCCTGCGGCACATGCCGCGCATAACCCCGTTCTTGTAAATCCGGAACCACTCGGCCGGCTCCATGATTTGATGATGCTTGCAAAAACGCATGACCTCAGACACCGAAGCTCCTCCCCACGACTGTTGATGCCCATTCCCTGATCCGCTCGTTTTGGTAGGCTAGCAGCTCCTCGTCGCTGCCGTGAAGCTCCCGAAACGCACGCGGAGCCTTGGCATACGACGGGCCGAATATCTCTAGACACCGCTCCTTAGACCATTCGCCGAACGGCTGGCCGCGATGGGACCACGGGTTGAACCCTACGGTGAAGTTCTCGCCCCGGCGCTTGCCGTTACCGTGCAGGCCAGTGGAAAGCAAATGATGCTTCTCGCACGGCACATACCCCAGCCCTAGACGCATGGCGATGATGCAGCCGATTTCGCGGATTGCGGTATCGCGGATTTCAGGACGCACCTTTCTCCTCCTTTAAGCTCTTCAACTCAATCCCACGGCCTAGCCAATACCGCTTGAGGTTTTCAAGGTAAATGCTAGCCACGTCCACAGGCATCGCCGAAGTCACCGGAATGTACTTCATGGCCTCTAGCTTTTGCTCATGCGTCAGCCATGCCATGGATGCGTGCCAGAACTCCCGGAAGTCTGGATCGTATGCACACAACAGCGGAACCCCGACGTTTAGCTTACTCTCGCACTTCACGCCTAGCGTCGTGTCCTCTCGCAACGTCTCGGCAATCTGACCGTACCAGACGTGCGCCTGATCGTTCTGGTTAAGCGACCGCTTGCGCTCCCGGATGATGACCCGGATGTACTTTGACCGCTCCCACGCTGCGTCTAATCGCGCGTGAGCCTCGGACAGCGATTGCTTGCAGTTGACGATGAGTTCAGCCATTGACCCACCAGACAGCAGCGGCCACGGCGATAGCCAAAGCCGCAACGACAACCTCGGATCGCCACTCACAATCAGCTAGCTTTTCCAGATAGCGCCAGTCGCAGGCCCTGTAGGTCTCTCGGTCGTGGTCAGTCATCGGCGTCACCGCTCAGGGCTGCGGTTAGGGCGGCGCGAATCGCGTCTTTCCTTGTTCCGCTTGCCACAAGGTACGCGCTATATGCCAGCTCCACCATCTCATCCGTTACGGCTACATGGCGTCGGTTCCATGCGGCGACTGCTTCGGTTTCGGTAAAGTCTGCAAACGGCCCCTCGGCTCCGCATTGGCCACAGGCAACATATGCTCCGTCACGCATTCCGCCAACACTTACATCATCGCTGCCACAGAAAGCACAAGGCTTGAGCGCGTCAGTCATGGCGGTCACCCTTAATCGCGCGAATTGCAATTCCTAGTGCGTCAAACTTTTGATTAGCCTCCATAGCGCGCCCATCTTCATTGACTCGCGCCCACATTTCCGCCCGCTCATGAGCCTGTTTTCGCATCGCTCGCAAGACTGTTAACGCCTCAGAAGAATCCATACACCCCTCCCATAATCCAGCTAGCCAACATCCGACCAAGCAGCACGCCTAGGGTTACGATCACTGCCACGGCTGCCGCGTACTTGATGAACCATCGCATGCTCACGACTCCGGATCAATATACTTCTGGAAATGGTGCGTCCTAAGCATGTGAGTAATCGCAGCCTTAGCCCCGCCGTGAATCTCGATCAGGTCGGCCCATGCTTTTCGGGCGATTGGGTCGGTCACGATTGCTCCGACCCGGACGCCTGTTGTCCTGTACTTCGCCGAACGGCTGATTTTGTAAATGCGCTTAATCTGCATTGCCTTCCCCCATGGCCCGAATAGCAGCGAGCGCATAGCCTGCGCCGTCGAGCATTTCCTCTACCATGTGCTGCAGCCATTGCTCGTGGGTCAGGTCGGTGCGGTCGAGCGTGGTTCCGTACTTGGCGCGTCCGAGTGCGTCGCGCTCGCGCAGCATGCGGATCAGGTGTGCGGTGGTATCGGAGACATCGGCGCCGGTGGTATTGCTGTCGCCCATGGCGGCGTCGATGGCGGCGTCGAGTTCTTCCGGCTGCTGTCCGATCACGCAGTTTTCGTAGCCTCGTACATGCCACATGCCGTGCATATCGCTTCCGTGTGCGGCGCGCAGCCACCGATACCGCTCCGCATCCCTCCGGTCCGCTTCCCGCTCGCGCTCGGCGGTCTCGGCTCTCTCCAGCATCTTGCGCAGGTCGCGGTCGTATTGCTCGGCGACTGACATGCCGCGAGCAAAGGCCACGGCCCCGGCGTACGTGCGGAGCTGGTCGGCGGTGTAGTAGTGCTCATCAGGCCAGTCGTAATAGGTGCGCACGTAGGCCGGCTCCGGCAACGGCACCGGCTCCCCGGCTGGCTGGTCGCCCCCGGCCTCTGACACCGGGGGCTTCGCTACAGGCTGGTGTACGATCGCTTTTCGTTCAGCGGGGTCAAACTGCATCACCTCCTTCTCTTCGGCTGGGTTGTTGTCGCAGCGGGCGGCGAGGGCGCGGAGTTCGCATTCCACTCGCTCGACCTTGCCGTTTCGCAGGTCTTCCAGCGTCATCGTGCGCAGGTCATCCGCCAACCTTTCGAGTTCGGTCCTGTCGATCACTGGTCACCCCCGCCGGTTGTCGTGCTGCCAGGCGGACCATCGACCAAGGCATCGTTGTCCACCCATCGCTTCGCGCCCCCACCGTCTCCTCCGCGCCCGTTGTAACCACGTGGCGGCGACTTATCCTTGGGGCTGATGAATTGCCCATTCCACGATGCCTTGTGCAGTTGCTGCAGCATCTTGCGATTGTGGTCGCCCATGGTCTGCGACATGCGCTCGACCCATTCGCCGAGCGTCTCGTCATCCGCCCCCGCCTGGGCCTCGGGCACCGTCGCAGGCTGCGCGGCGAGGGCGCGCATCACGTTGCATATAGCTTGCCAAGCCGCCTCATCGTTCACGCACAGCGCTCGCAGCATTTCCACGTCGGCGCGGATCGCCTCGGGGATGTCGGTCGTCTTGAGTTCGCGCAGGTCAGCCATGGTCGGCCCCCTTGTCAGTGAGCGGGGACCACAGGGACATCAGGTGGGCGAGTCTTGGGCTCAAGAACTCGATCACAGCCGGCTCATCCGCCCGGCACACCTCGACGACGCTGTATCGATACAGGCCCTTTCGCTGGCCCATCCAGAACAATTTAAGTCTCCCGTTCCTGTAGTAGTTGTCGCCGTTGAAGTTGTTGCTCCCGCTGTCGTCATGCTCAAGCCAATCCCAGCGGAATAGTAGGTTGTAGTCCATGTCGGAATCGCCAGAATCTTCCATGAATTCCGCGAAACTCTTGAAATAAGACTCGACAGACTCTGCGGTGAAGTAGTTTCCTTCGCTGCAGTAGTAACGATGATCGACTTCCCACAGGTGCTTAGCCATGGCCGGCCTCCCCCAGGGCGGCGGTGAGGGCGCGGATTGCTGCGGCTCGGTTGTGGTGCTGGCTGCGGTAGTGACTCACAGTCACGGTGCAGCCTGTCGGCTTGTGCGTGACCTTTACCCCGGCGGGCATCCTGACGCTCATCCCGCCAGTCGGCACGCTCGGGAAGCTCTCGACGGCGATATCTGCAGGTTCCGGCGCCATCCCCTCATCCACCTGCGGGCGCAGGCGGCGGGCGAATGCATGCAGGCCGTGGCCGTCGAACTCCCACGACTTCCTGCCGTTCGCGTCAAGCATCACGTCTCCGTAGCAGTCCGCCAGCCCCTCGACGCCCTCAGCATCGCGGCCGGAAGCCATAGCCGTCAGCGACCCGCCGTCGAATGGGTTGGCGTCGGTGTATGGACCCTCGGCATCGCGGCCCAGCGGTTCGGCGGGCTCTTCGATCAGGGCGCGGTAGCGGCAGCCCATGCGCATCATTTCCGCAGGCTCGAATCGACCCTTCTGCGTCGGGACAATCCATCCGTCCGATTCACACGTGAATTCCACCCGCAGCCGCGCAGCGAACGCTGCAAGGACGGCCTCGGGGGTATTGAGTTCTTCCCACTTCATGCGGCACCGCCTTCGGCCATCCGCTTAGCGACTTCGGCCGTCAGTTCATGGGTATCCACGCGGAAGATTGCCCGGGGTGCGCACTGCGGATAACGGACGCCGTAGACACCTTCGCGCATGTACTGGCCGTGCTTACAGACATAGGCTGCGGCCTTGTCAAACGTCGACTCATCAATGATGCTCATAACCCCTCCTCAGTTGGTACGCCTATCCTACCGGGTCGCGCGCTACAGTCAACGGGATTCCGACGAGCGGTCGAAGTGCTTTGACTTGAAGTCTTCCCACCATGCCTTTAGCGCCTGATCCATGGTGTACTCGTGGCCGGCAGGCATCTGCACGTCTTTGAACATTTCTTCCATGTCGTGATAGAACTTTTCTTTGCTGTTCATTTCAGAATTCCCCCAAGCTTTTTCCTTGGAAACTGTAGCCGCTGGATTTCTCGCCGACGGGCAACGGACCTTCCCAATCCTCGATCCGCATCCGGTCAAACCGATGCCGCATGTAATGCGTCCCGATTTCGATATCTCGCCCCTTGGCAATAATCATTTCCAGAACGCCACGCATTGGGGTATCGGCTTCGTAGTAATCCTCCCGGTGCAGGAACGTAATCACGTCGGCCTTTTGCTCAATCTCGCCAGACTCGCGAAGGTCTGCAAGGCGCGGGCGCTTTGATCCTGTGCGCCCCTCCAGCCCTCGATTAAGCTGAGCCATCATGACCACGGGAATTTTCCATTCCTTCGCCAGCGTCTTGCCGGTCTGCACAATCGCGCCATACTCGAAACGGGCCAGCTTCGGATCGACCGCAAAATCGTGGATGTGATCGACCACAATCAAGTCTAGCCCGGTCTCGTGGTACTGGCGGCGAGCTTTGGCCTCAAACTGTCGGCGAGTAATGGCCGGGGTGTCATCGATAATCAGATGACCATCCAACAGTCGAGCCATCGCCGTCGTTGCCCGTGACATCATCAGGTCATCGTCGTCGGGGTATGTGCCGGGCGACTGAATCCAGTCATAGGGCACGTCTCCGATGTTCGCAACGCAGCGATCTAGAACCGATTCTGCCGCAGCCTCCAGCGAGAACAGCGCCACTTTCAGCCCACGCATGGCGGCGCATGCGCTGATCGAATTGGCGACAACGGATTTGCCCATGCTCGGGCGAGCCGCGATGATGTAGCACGTAGACGGCTGCAGGCCGCGCGTGGCGTGATTGAATGAGTTATAAGGGGTAGGGATACCCGTGATCCGCTCGCGTTGCTCAAAACGCCTCTGCATCGCTTCCAGCCATGCCCGCCCGGCCTGCTTGACCGTAACGAACCCGCCCCGCTGCTTGGGCTGCAGGTCGCCGAACTTGGTGGCAATCTCTGAAACGATGGCCCCGGCATCACGGCCGTCAGGCTGGAACGCGGCAGACTGCGCCTCATTGCCCAATTCGATTAGCTTCCGCAGGGTTGACTTGTCCTGCACGATGTCCGCATAAGCCTTGATGTTCGCTGCGGACGGGGTGTTAGACGCGAGGTCGATCAGGTAAGCGCCGCCATCCACCATTTCGGACTGGCCGTTAACCTCAAACCACTCGCCCAAGGTCACCGCGTCAAACGGCTTACCCTTGCTCGCCATTTCCATGATGGCCCGGAAGATCAATTGATGATCCCGGCGGTAAAAGTCAGACTCGTCCAGAACATCCGACACCAGCGGCCACGACTCCGGCGACAACATCAGGCCACCCAACACGGCCTGTTCCGATGGAATCGACTGCGGCGGGATTCTCAGTTCGTCATTCATGCTCGCGCTCCATTCGGCTAATCGCCCGTTCGTATGTTCTGACCACGACATCCTCCCGGATCAGGTAATCGAAGTCAGGCCGCCAGTTCTCGTGTCCGTTTCGGTAAGGCCCTGTCCCGTTCAGGAAGTTGTCCCGCTGGCACTCGGCAAAGTAAGCCTGCCAGAACGCTAGCGACCTTCGGCGACCTGTCCAAGCGGTTCGCAGTCGAGTCCTCCGCTTGCCCGTCATGTCCCGAACCTTGGCTAACCCCGTCATCGTGGCGTTGTAGGCATCGGCTACCGCCTGATAGGGGATCGGATCGTTCCGCTTCGGTGCCTCGCCGTTAGGCGGGGGACAAGAGTCATCGTCAGATGACTCTAGCTCTAAAGACGGAGACGGAGACGGAGACGGAGACGGAGACGGAGACGGAGACGGAGACGGAGACGGAGACGGAGCATTGCTAGTTTCTGCTGCTCGCATGCTAGTAGCATCCTTAGTGCATGCAATGCCCATGCGCTTTGCGTATTCCGGCATGCGCCTAGCTGCCTCTTCCCGGCCGTGATGTTTGCAAAAAGCGTTGAACTTCGCCTTTTCTGCACGCATCTCCGTTCCGGCTGCCCACGGGTTATGTTCTTCCCAGTCATGGACTTGGTATCCGGTATCGGTCTCGTCAAGGAAGCGGACAGCGACAAGCTCGGAGACAAACGCACCGGGCGACCCTATCCAGTCAATCGAAAGCTCGATATCGTCGGCGGTCAGCCCGGACAGGTCACCATCCGGACGATTGCCAGCCACCCACAGGAAGAGCTTAATGACGTGCCATGCGCCGGAGTCCCCAAGCGAGCGGATAACACGCTTCATCTTGGGATGGCCCGGGAGATTGATCGACATGCGGGCGTCAGTCATTGCACGCACCCTTTCGCATCAACGGGAAAAACTCACCGTGAGGCTTAAACCGAGACATCTGCCCGTTTACCTTATGGCTTCCAAGCTGTCCCGCCCCAAAGGCGCGACCCTGACACGTTGCGCACACCACCCGGCCTAAGCTGGGATTTTCGACTAGGACAGCGCGCTTTTGCTTCCGGCGCTTCGGGTCAACCTTTTTTCTGACAACCCCGTCCATGTGGATGTGCCCATGCCCGCCGCACCAGAACTGAACGAGTGTGTGCAGGTAATTACCAGCTTTGTCATAATGGATGCTGGCGCTTCTCACTCGATGCACATAACCGTCGCCTTCCCTCTCGAAAAATGGAAGCGTCGCGGAAATTGGGGCCACTACCTGTGACGATCCGACATAGGTCGAATACCGCTTTTCGTTGACAAGTTTGACCTTCATTCCGTCCACCCCGCACGGATAACGCGAACTCCGGCACGCTCGGCCTGAGTCATCATGTTCTGAGTGCCACGGCCGCCCGGGAAGGCGATCACATAATCGGGCCTGAGTGATAACATGGCGCGATTACGGGCCGGCCCTGCACCCTTGCCACGGTTCCACATGGCATTGACCGTTGCGACATGGACGCCACGACTCAAAGCCCACTCTCGGGCCAGCCGGTCAGCACCAAGCGCGCCGCCTTCGATCAGGATATCGAAGTCAACGATGATCAGGAATTCGGAAAGGAACTTGTCTAGAAAGGCTTTGTCGCGATAAGCGCGACCGCCGCAGACGATGACGGAAGATGCCACAACATATCTCCAAAGGGGGGCGGGCTATCGGTTGCAATCCCGACGGCGGCGGCACTGATGGCCTTGTTAGGGCGACAGCCCGCCTTCCTTTGGAGATACAACCGCACGTCTATTTCACCGGTTGCAACACCGGGCGCAAAGCGCAGCCCCAATCCTACACAAGACCGGGGCCGCGTGCAAGGGGCTAGGACTCCGGAGGGGCGGGGAGCGGCTGCCAGTGAGTTGCTCTTTCCGCGCCGATTGTTGCTTCGCCGTCCCAGCCGTCCGCATGCTTGGATCGCGTCTTTTCCCATCTCCCCGGGTAATGCCGGACAGGCCAATTGACAATCCACATTTCGCCAGTCCGAAAGTCGGCCGCTAAAAATCTCTTTGCTCCGCGCGGGGCTTTAGATATCGGCTGCCAGCTCATTCGGTGCGCTCCACGTCTGCCGCAGTCTTTCCGACCGGGCGGTATTCTTCGTGACGGTCGGCCTTTCGTTCGATGCGATAAACATCGGCCCACATTTCTTGGTCCACATAAGTCACAGAGAAAACAGGCCGAATCCCTTCCCTCTTCTGCTGCTTGAGCGAGTACATGCTAGCAGCACTGCGGATCACGTTAATCGGCTTGTCGCTGGTGATTTCTCGGACTTCGCCGACCTGCATTTCTGGCCACGGATAGCGGTTCATTCGGCCACCTTGAATATAATTTCCTGCAGTTTGGAGATTTGCTTGCTGAGAGATTTGATTTTCTTGGCTCGCCTTTTCTCTGCATCCGCCAAGGCGTCAGCCTCATTCGCAAAGCAATCGCGCCCCATCTTGATCGTTGACGGCCATGTACCCCCGGGCAGCAAGACACGCGCCCATTCAGCATCGGAGCCCTCAAGAACACTGAGCGCCAGAATTTCGCCATTAAGGCAATACTTGGTCACATAGATTTTCATTTCTCCCCCTTGGTTGCGTTGGTGATTGCGGCGCGTGCAGCCTCATGCCAATGCCTGAGCGGATGATTTTCAAACTCCGCTGTTTTAATCGCGGAACTAAGCGCCTCCAGCAACTCATCCCGCTGGGCCGCTAGCTCGCTCGGCGTCAGGCCGGTGGCGTGGTAGGTATTGCCTGCGTCTTTGAATAGGTCAAGCCAATCAAGGGTTGACGGCCAGAATTGAGCAATGTTGTAACCTTCCTCATCTCTTAGAATGGCCGGATATTCTCCGTCCCACGTTAGCGTTTGTCCGACTCTTCGTGCGGGCTTCATTTCTCACCCCCTCCCAGTTTCTTGCGGAGCCGGTCGAGACCTCCCGGCGTGAATTCGATCAGGTGCCCGCGAAAGTCCACGGTGCGGTTCATGTCGTTGTTCCAGTTCGCGACGCGTAGGCCCATCCGCGCCATGATTGCATCGGCGATGTCCTTAGCGGACTTGCTGGGCTCGTCTTCGGGGTAGTCGCTCATTTGTACTGGTACTCCATAGCAAGGGCCTGCACCTTTTCAAAGACATCCTTAGGCCATTTTTTCCATTCGCTCCAGTCGGAATAATCCCAATTGATCGGGAGCTTTTGCAGCGCATCAGATAGCCCCTTTGCGCCTTTCAGCGTGGAAACCTTGACGACCATGCGCCCTGTCTTAATATGGGTTAGCGCATACCTGTTGTATGCCGTGAGCGCAAAAATCCCACCCGGCAAAATCCGGCCCGGGACATCCTTGTATTTTGTGATTCCTCCCTCGGAATCGTCTAGGTAGATGATGGAAATGCTATCCGGTAGATTAGCTCGCACTTTCCTGCCTCCGCTTTAAGCACTCTTCAATGTACGCCTTGGCTTGCGCCTTGGCTTCCTCTGGCGTGCTGCAGGGGGTGGCGTGAGTATTGCGCCACTCAATCCCGTCGCCTTCGTAGGCAACCCAGTACCATCCGCGAACATCGCCGTTATGCCACGCCCCGCCCAACGGCGATACAGAAGCAAATTCTGTTTCCCCATCATGCAGACGCCAGCCCGGGGGCGCGGCACCAATTGCCCGCAAGCCTGTTTCTCGCGGCTCCCTTTTCCACCTAAGATGCTTACGCTTCATTTACCGGCCTCCTCGTGCATGTGATCGTGTAGCCCTTTTCATGGGCATCCGCTACAAACTCAAACCCCTCAGCCTTGAATTGCTCTATCCATCGATCGATCCTCCACTTAGGTGATCCACAGAAATAGGATTCGCCAACGGCGATGTCTGTCCATTTTCGAGGCGGACGGCCTGCGGGAATCATTCTCATGGGGTGATGGTAGCGCGGATCGGGTGGCGGATTAGATACACAGGCGGTCCGGATTGTTCTACCAATAGTGTTGATCGGCGAGACGGTCGGAGTAATCTAGCCACATGGCCGGCATGTGCCGGGGGAGAATGAAGATGGACAAGACAACCTATTTTCTGACACGCAAGCAGTACGACAGCATCGTCGGAACTGCCGACTTGATGGCCGCATTCGAGCAATGCCACTCCCGTAAATGGAGCCTTGCCGGGGTCGAGTTCGTCGGCCTGCCGTCCGATCTGAGGGATCGGATTGCTTCTGCGGTCGGTGCCGCATGACCGCGCCCGTGGATGTGCTGGCGGTGCTGACTGCGCGCGTAGCTGACATGGAAAGCCGCGTTCTTTTTGGGCGCGATGTCGCCGGGCGTAATGCGCTCGACGCCGTGGACGAGCTGATCGCGGAGCGGGATGCGCTGCGGGATGCGCTGATCGGAGCCGAAGCGCGCCTGTCGATCCTGATCGACAACGACCGCCATAAGCTGCTGGATGTGTTGGCGCGAGACGATGCGCGGATAGCCCTCGCGCGGGTCGGGGGTGCGAAGTGACCGCGCGCTGGGAGCCGCTGGAGACGGCGGAGGAGGTTGTGGCGGCGTGGAAAGCCGGGCGCGTCATTCAGCATCAACCGGTTGGCCGCCTTGACTGGCTGGCACTGAATCCGTCGGCGAACGAACGTAATCTTCGAGCTTTCTGGAGCACTGGAGATGACTTCCGCGCCCTTATCGAGGAATCGAAATGACCACCGACAACAAGGATTGCAGTGGGTGTAAGTATCGATTTACCCGAGATACTGGTGGGGATGGCTGCGGATCATTCAGGTCAAAATATGTCCGCGCAGATCACGCGCGAGTTGACGAGGATGACTGCGGCCCCTCAGCCAAATACTACGAACCGAAGGAACAGCCATGACCGACAAGATGACCCGGGACGACGAGGTGGAGGCGTATAGGAAGGGCCTGCAGTGGATCGTAGACAACCACTATGCGCATCCCGCAAACCTAGTGGGCGTTGCAAAAGAAGCGCTTGACCGTTCGTCGGGAAGTGATTGACCGTAGCGCGCGACTTGATAGGATGGATGCACACAACGGAGACACGACATGGCACGCGACATCGAATGCTTGTACTTCAACCCGGCAGACTTTGCGCCGTGGCCGGGCGTGTGGAATGAATGTTCCGGCGAGTATTACCCGATCCGATCCGCTGGCGACCGCTACACCGGCCCGAAGCGCGACGTTCTGGACAACCGTTTCCTGCAGGGCGATCCGCTGTCTACGCTCAGCCGCTGCCGTCAGATGATGACCGGCAAGCGTGAGCCGGGCATGAGCGAGGCCGGCTACAAATGGCGAGTCATGAACGCGCGAAACCACTACGACATCGCCCGCATGCGGGCTTTTGGTCAGTCCAGCCGCGTCGGCCTGCTGACCGCTGAGCGCAAGGCCAATGATGTGCGCCTGTTTGCGGCATTGCGAGGTGAAGCATGAGCAAGAAAACCTATCTTGTGGAGAGGCCTTTCCATGGCGTGCAAACGTACTACGTGGAGGCCAATAGCGCAGCGGAAGCAAAGCGAAAAGTTAATGACGGCGATCCTGATGTTGAGCCTTGCGGGTTCGACGTTACTCGCACGTTTAACGCATCTTACGCGCAAGCAGAAAAGCCATGACCGAGCGCCCCTACGTCCAGAACATCAAGGGCAAGTGGCGGATCGTGTGGGCAGAGACGCACGACGGCGAATACACGCCAGACAAGCAAATCGGACAGCACAAGACATACAACAACGCCGAGGCCGCATGTGTGGCGGTCTACGGCATCACTCCAGAAGCTTACGGAATAGGATTCTGACAATGAACGCAATTCAACAGCTTGCCAACCGCGTCAAGTCAAAGGCCGACGTTACCCGCTGGCTGTCCCGGCCAAACAACGGGACGACGGACGCGTGGGAGCATCATCTGCGCGAGAGCTTCGCGAGCCAGTTTCGCCAGACTGACCGAGCGCCGCCTGAAATACTCCGCGACCTTGACCGCGAGCAATTCAATGCTAGGAAAGTTGTGGATACGTTCGACGAGTATCACGGGGGTGCGGAGTGAGTACGCCTGATTATCTGACGCTGAAATGGGGAACGCTCAAGTCATGGCGTTTCTCGTCTGACCGGGCGCATAAGCTTCTGGAAGAATACAATTCAATCGGAAGCCGTGCCAGTGCGATCATGCAGAAAGACACGCCACGGCAAAAGGAAATCATCTGCGAACTGATCGACGAGCTTAACGCCGATACCGTTCACCTTGATTGGGATGGCGTGGACGTGAGCAAAGACGAGGCAAAAAAGTACGTCATGAGTTATGACAATGCTCCCTAATGACATCTGCCGGTGCTCGCCAGCCAAGAACGATTGCGGCCAAAAGCGATACTGCGCACGATTCCAGCATCCGGGGCGAGTGTACGATGATTTTAGCGTAACGGTCTCCGAGACAGGGCGATGCGATTTCTTCATTCAGGACAAAGACAATGAGCAAGAATGATCCGGCGTTTCCGGTCACCAAGACCGAGTTGTTCTACGACCGCGACGCGGGGCAGTATTACCCGCACGTCGGCAGCGAAGGCGGCCTGACCATGCGCGAGTGGTTCGCGGGGATGGCGATGCAGGCATATGTATCGTCTGATTCTTGGCGAAAAGACGCCGACCAAGAATACACTGCCAGATGCGCCGTATACATGGCAGACGAACTCATCGCCGAACTGGAGCGCACATGTACGAATACCGCGAAGTGAAGCCGCCGGCCGGCTGGCGCGCTTTCCAGATGATCGACGAAGCTGACCGCCTCCGCTACTTCGAGCAGTCCGCCAGAACCCGAGACGGGAACAGGCCGGATTATCGCGACATCGAAACGGACAGTGCCACCCGTGGCGTTGAAGTGTAGGTGTAGAGGCGTAGAATTTAGATATACCACCCGTGCAAAGGTGCAACGGCAGCCCGCCGCCGTGAAAGGCGGGCAACGTCGGGAAGCCCGTGATCAGTTCGACGTAAAAGCAACGACGGGAATTGCGCCCTGCTGCAGCAGGCCAAGGCAATACGGCAGTGAGAGCCCTGCGCCGGAGACGTAACCGGCACCTTTGAGAAGTCGGATTCGGAATGCGCAGGCTGATGCGCACACGTTTAGCGGCGTGGCTACAGCACCGGGAACCTAACCCGGAGGGAGCTTTACCGATCAGCGGCCGGCGAAGTACGGCCCCGAGGCAAGCCGGAAGAAGTCGAATGCAGCACCGGCCCGAGTCCGACCCCTCAAAGGTTCAACCAGCACCTTCACGCATGCGGCTGGGGCCAAGGGCGGACGCCCTGACCCTCTCACAACAGGATTTCTGACGGAGAGTCCCGGCCGCAGCCGTGAAGGTACACCGCGCAAGACAGGCTATGCATTCCGTGGGGAGTACCGGACCCCTGTTATCCGGCCTAATCACTTGGAGGATTCAAAATGAACGAAGAACAGCGTAAGCGTCGCCAGCGTGAAGAAGAGGAACGCCGCCGTCGTGATAACGACCCGCTCAACCCGCTGAGCATCACAAGCCCGCTCAATCCCATCTATCACACCAGTTACGACAGCGGATGCTCTAGCGACTCGTCGTCGAGTTCTGACAGCGGATCATGTGGCGGTGGCGGGGACTGACATGTTCCCCGACGTAACCGACCAGAGTCCCGTCCTATGAGACGGGCAGCAGGTAGCATGACGGTTCAAGACAGAGAGGGTAGACAGTGAGCAACATTGCACAGATCAGCGACAACCCCGGCGGCAGCATCATCGCATCGCTTGCCGGCACGTATGGGATGGATAAGCGGGCTTTTATCCAGACCATGAAAAGCACCGTCATGGGCGGAAAACAGGTTAGCGACGAGCAGGTCGCGGCGTTCTGCCTTGTGGCAAAAGAACACGGCCTAAACCCGTTCACCAAGGAGATTTTCGCATTTCCGGCGAACGGCGGGATTATCCCCGTGGTCAGTGTGGACGGATGGCTCAAGCTGATTAACGGCCATCCTGCATTCGACGGCATGGAGTTCGTCGATACGGCGGACGACAAGGGCAACCTCGTTTCCGTGACCTGCAAGATGTTCCGCAAGGACCGAGCGCATCCCGTAATCGTCACTGAGTACATGGCCGAATGCGTGCGCAACACCGACGTGTGGAAGCGATGGCCGGCCCGCATGCTGCGACACAAGGCCACGATTCAGGCGGCCCGCTATGCGTTCGGTTTCGCTGGAATCGTCGAGCCTGACGAAGCGGAACGGATGGTTGATGTCACGGTCGTGCAGAACGCAAACGAAGTGCCGCTGTTGACCGTTACAGACGAACGAAAGCAGCGATGCGATGACGCCTATGAGCAATACTTCGCTTCGGTCGATCTTATCAAGGAATGCATCGGCCGCTGGGACTTGTCGCAAGACCCTGACGAGCTTTACACCGTCGCCGAAACGTGGGCATGTATCCCGCAAGCCGCACAGATGGACTTGTGGCTGGCCCCGACCAAGGGCGGCATCTTTTCCACGCATGAGCGCGACGTTATCAAGACGAAGCTTCCGAAACAGGATCAAGGCGAATAATCATGGCAATCGTCAAAGAAGTTACCGCAGTTACCCGATACACCGACGCGCAGGGCAATGAAAAGAAGCGATATCACAAGCTCGGCGTCGTGATGAGCACCAGAAACGGCGACATGCTGAAAATCGAGAGCGTCCCGATTGGCTGGGATGGCTGGGCGTATTTGAACGACCCGAAGGACCGCGAGGAAGTCCAGCCGAAGCCGCAGGGGAAACCAAGCATCCAGCCGCCAAGCAATGACGGATTCGACGACTCAGACTTGCCTTTCTAGGTGACCCATGAAAGCCCGCAAAACCGACCCCCTGTCATCCCACATCGCAGCGGCCAAGTCCAAGGGCAAGGCCGCACAGGACCGTGTTAGATGCGTCTCTGCGGTCCTTGCGAACCCGGGCCGCACGTCGTACGAACTGAGCATCGAGACGGGCCTAGATCGCCACATGCTGGGCCGTAGGCTGGGAGAATGTCGCGGGATCAGGCGCGGCACTCGCCTGCGGAAAGACAATTACACCGGCACGCCGAGTCTGACGTGGTGGCCTGACCGTTCGTCGGCTAAGGCTTGATTGTCGCGCGCTACTGACTATTATTAGTCATGGCCGGCGCGGTGCCGGGGGAGAAACGAAATGATGACGAACGAATCCGCTACCAAGATTGTCGCGGCCTGCATTGCCGGGATGGTTAACGAAGCCGCGTTTCGGGGCGTCGCCTGCACGGCTGCAGACATCATCGAAACCGTCAAGATTGATCCTAATGGCGAAACCTCAACCTATCTTCGTCAATCAATCTGCGATGCGGTCGATTTGTTTCAATCCCTGCAGCGCGAGCCCGAGCTTTTTTCTGTCCTTGGCCGCGCTGCATAATCTAGCCACTAGGCAGGATGAGTCATGGCCGGCATGTGCCGGGGAGAAAAAATCATGAATGCAAAAAAAGACCCTTACGACCAATACTGGCTTGAGACCGTGGAAATAGCGGCTAGCGAATGCGGGGTTATGCTGACCGGAGAGCAGGCGGAATACATTGCGGGAGCCGCGCAAAATGCTCACGAAAACTATGATCTTTCATTCTACTCTCCGCCATCATCCGAGAGGCTCAATTCTATTGAGTCAGAGTGGCGGGCAAGGCATGCTGCGCTCCAAAGGGAGTTTGATGCTTACCGGGAAAATGCAGAGCGTGCTGTTCACCGCATTGCACGAGTTGGTCGGGATACTTCTGTTTCGATTGGCGACGGCGGCGAAGTCCATACCTACAACGGCAGAAGCGGAACAATATGACAGCGCCACTGGCTAAGATGGCTGCACATACAGAGGAGGGAGTAATATGGGCAACGTAGCTGACGCACTGAAACGATTGATGGAAGCGACCGACATCCTGCGAAAGGCTGAGGCCAAATGCGAATATGATCGCAGCTACTTCCTGCATCTCGAATACTGTGCCGTCGATTCAGCAGAGGAAGAATTCATCGCTGCCATCCGCGAAGAGCTAAAGGAACCGAGCGAATGAACATCATCGAACACGCAAAAGCAATATTGCGCGGCGACGTGGACCACGATCCTATGGTGATCGTCCGGGCGGTGGCGAGGTTGGAGCCGGTGGCGTTTGCAAATATCGCCGACATTCTTCACGGGGAAGATTATGAAGTTTTTGCCCCAAGAGTTTATGAAATGGGGAAGAACGACGTTTATCTCTACACCCTAGAGGCCGACAAATGAAGATGCCAAGCGACGCGCAATTTCGCCTGCACATGGGCGAGCTAACTGAGGATGAACTCAGGATTGCCCGGGCCGCTTTTCGGTTGGGCGTGACGCTTTCTCGCGCCGCGATTACTTCGTCTGGCGCGGTGCTTTGGCGTCAGTGCGTTGATGTTCTTGAGGTAGAGGAATGACCCCGCAAGAAGCCGCCGAAATCCTCAAGCGCCACAACGAATGGCGGCGCGCTGATAGCGAGGACAGTGATCTAGAGATGCAGCCAACAAAGCTGATAGGCCAAGCCATTGACGTGCTAGTGGCGTATGTGGAGAGTCAGACGTGATTTATCGACTGCTCAATAAGCTGTTCGGCTGGGACTACATCCACTGGCGGAACTCGTGCGATTGCGGGACTGCGCGAGTATTCAAGTCTCCGGAAGGGTCGGCCTATTACTGGCGATGCGGACATGCGGCACACAAGGTCATTAGCAGGGATGATGTCATATGGCTGACTTGCCATCCGGAGAAATACGGACTATGAATATCATGCGCTGGCTCGCTGCAGCGAGGGGGAAGTGATGATTGACTGGCGCGTCATCGGGGGGATAATTGCGGACGGGTACGCCAAAGAAAATGAGCGCGCCTTCTATCTTCACGCCAAGCGAAGCAATGAGCTGATGGAGCAAATGCACAAGACTCGAAAGCCTGCCGTTTCGCCGACATTCTCTAAAACCGAATGCCCATGCTGCGGGTCTCGCGAGTTCGTCCGGCACCATGGCGTGAAGATTTGCGCGTATTGCCGGGTGGAAGCATGACCCGCGAATCCACCCTAGCCATCATCGAAATCGCCGCCGCACTCCTCCCCCCTCATCTAGCCGAAGCCCTCCGAAACTGCCGCGTTGAAGACGACGGCTTTGGAGGGTTCGACATCATGACGCCTGACGGGATGTCAGAGGACGATCAAGAAAGGATGGCGGATGCGCTGGAAGAGGCATCTAGCCGGCCGCATGGCCGTCCCAATTAGTCAAACAGCTTCACAATCCCTGCCTTTGACAAAGACGCGACGATATCAAGGTTTCCGCCCGTAGACTGCACGACGCGGACATCGAAAGTATCACCGGCCGAAAACCGTTCGGTTGTCGCTGCCGTCACGGCATCTTGAGATCCCTCCCCGTATCCGATCAGGGTCGAATTCCGGTAAAACAGCACCTTTTTCGTGCCTGCAGCCGCCGAGCTAAAAACGATGAACGCATCGACTGCGTAAAATCCCGCCTCGTCAATCGTGATGACACCAGACGAAATCGACGGCGACCAAGAGTAATTAGAAGAATTGGTGTCTACGACCCAAGTCGCAGTTACGCCGGTCGTTAGCGTCTGATTTGCCGCTTTGGTGAGCTTGGCATATCGTTTGTTGAGGTTTTGAATAAACGTCGGGACTTCCACGCTGTCCTCGTACATGCACCCGACATCGTAAAAATTGTCTTTGCTCGCGGCAGCGTCAGTAAATGCCACGTACTTGCGGGAAGCATTCGGCGTGTACGATCCGTAGCTTTTGAACACAACGCCGCTCATGACCAGCTTTTGTGCGCCATGCGCCCCGGATGCGCCGAAATCAGCCTTGATGCAGTTGGTCGAAACGCTGGTAGTAGAAACGCGATTGAACGAGACGCCAGACAGATTGTGAACGGCCGACGTAAGCGATGAGCCCGAATGGCCGTCAAGGATCAGGTCCGCAATGCCGTTATTGCTCTCGAAATAGACGCCACTGAGGTTGGCGCCGATGCCGCCCTCATATCCGCAGTCCTCGAACTGCAAGCCAAAGCCTGCCGCACCGACTGCGCCGTTGTTCTCGACCGATCCAGCAGCGAAAGTAATACATGATCCGCCGATGAAATGGCCGGCATACTCGTTATTGTTCGACAGGTTGCACGACGAAAACAGGATATTGTTCGGCTGCGTGCTGGACGTGCCGGGGCTTGAATTCTTCCGCAGCCGGATTCCTCGCGCGTTGAAACGCGCTTTGACGCGATGGAAAATCGATTGATCTACGTCGATTCCGTCGATGGCATACTGGAAGCCTTGGATATTGATATTATTCACATCAAGGAACGAAGCAAGATTGAACGAAAGCCCAGTCCCTGTAGATGCCTGCCCAGTCAGCAGCATATTGCCGATGACCTGATACGATGCCGCCTGCTCGCCTACCGGGTTGTCGTTGTTCTTGACATCGAAACACACGCCAGAACCCGTGTACTCGATCCACGTTCCATATTCGGACTCGCCAACAATCGAAACACGGCCAAGCGCTGAATTTGCGCTCCGGTCTAGGCTAACCGTGGTAAAGACTTTGTAATGCCCGTTAGGCACGAAAATCGTGCCCCCGCGCCTCGTCTGCAGGTAGGTTGCGGCCTCCTGAAACGCTGCGGTATTGTTTGTCACGCCATCAGCGACAGCGCCGAAGTCCTTGACGCTCACGGTTTCGCGCATCTTGTCCTGAGCGGTCCTTGCAACAGCGCCGGTTCCGGCCTGCAGGAATCCGACCAATGACGCGCCGGAATTGAGCGCAAGGTCGTCTCTGAGCGCGCCTTCGTCGTCAATGTAGATGCCTGCGCGATTCTGCACGGGCGAGCCATCGGAGCGCGTCACTACCCAGTCGTAGACCTGCCCCGCCGTCAGGTAGACCGTGGCCTCGCCGTTTGCGTCCAGAACAATCGGGTTAGTGTTTGCAGACGTGCCCGCAAGGTTTGAGTAAGTCGCAGTCGGGGTAAGCGTGCCCGTGGCGTAGGTGTAGACAAACCCACCAGCCAACGGAGTCACGCCATCGGTGTCAAAGAACTTGAGACGCCCGACCGGGCTAGGAATCACTGCCATCACTGTCCCTCTTGGTTATTTGCTTGGATGCCCACGGCCAGCATGGACAGAGTTGCGTTTAGCTTCGCGCGGTCTTTCTTGCTCAATTGATTCATTACCTGCTGCGCACGCTGCGGATTACGGTAAAGCTCGAACAAGGTTTGAAGGTCTTTGTTTTCTCGGCGGGCGCTAAAATAATTCGCAAGCCCCCTTATTACAGGAACGTCTGCGCCGACCGCCCTCATTGCACCTTGCGCCGCCGTCTGCTTTAGCATTTCTGTCGCTTCCATGGTCGCAGACCCCGGCTGCGCTGGGTTCGATTGCCTGCGCATGATGCGCTGCATGTCGTCGCCAATCGCCGAAATGTTCCGGATGTCTTCCGGACTCAGGATGTTGGCGGCCTGAGCCTTTCTAAAGCCCGTGGACTCTTGAGCCACGCGATCAAGGTTGCGCGTGGTCTTGGCGTACTGGAATGGCGATAGGATAGGCACGCCAGATGGGTCAACTCGGGATGAGTCTGTCTTTTCGAGCAAGCGCCGGCCAATATCCATCCGGCTGATAGGCACAGAAGCGCCGCTGTAAGCGCCCATGGCGTCCGCATAAGCGGGGATGACGCCGGAGACGTTGTCTACGAGATCATCCTTCACCTGCATTAATAGCGCCCGCTCGACGTTGCCGAGAGCGCCGCCACCCTGCCCGCTCAGGGCGTTATCAATAGCAAGCTTGATGTAATGCAACTGCTGTCCAGACATAATTCCCGCCTGCGACTGCTTTTGCGGCGCTCTGTCTAGCAATGAAACAAGCTGCGCGTCCTTGAGTAGTTGCTCGTAAGCGTCATCACCAGCACCGACAGGCTCGCCCCTGACAATGCCGACCCGACGCCCCTGATAGCCAGCTCTGCCCAGCTGAGCAAGCATTTTTTCCACATCGGATAGGTCTCGTCTCACTCCGAGCGTAGAAGTCCCCGGGAGCGCCTCTCCAGTATTAATTCCATCATCCCATCGATAGCTTGGCGGCAGCGTATCTCCCGCCACGCTCTTGCTATCATCCGGGATAACCCTCAGCCCGTAACTTGAATAAGGGTCGTCGCGGACTGCCCGCTCCAGAGACTCTCTGATTTGCTGTTGAACATTTGCGCTGCCATTGCTCGGCCCCGTAGGCGGCTCCTGCCATGGCCTGCCCTCGATTTTGGCAAGCCTTTTTGCCGAGTTCATGACGTTGTTGGGGACGCGAGACATGATCGACTTAAGATCATCCGTTACCGGGACGATAGCCTCTCCTGCCTCTCGATAAAGCGGTGCGGACGCCGCGCTTCGAGCGGCGAGAGCCGCCTCCATAGCATCTTCATCGCCTGCAATACCCTCAAGCGTCCGATATCGCGCCGCATTGTTTGCCATATCTTGGTCGGCAAATTCCTGCGGGTACAGGCGTCGCAGGTTCCGACCATAAGCCATAATCCCCTGATTATCCGTTGCCTCATCAAGCGTACGACGAACGCCCGGGACCTGCGATTCCTGCACCTGAACCGGACCGCCTGACTGCTCAAGCAGCCTTTGCCCCATGCGGCGCTCCGAGCCGCGAGGACCAGTAAGACGGGCAAGCGTATTGCGCCCACCAGCCGCCGCCATGGACGGAGCAACGCCACCAGCTAGGCCGGCAGCCACTTGAACGGGCATAGGCGCACCCGCCTCCCTAGCTCCGGACATGGCACCAGAGCCAGTAAGCGCGCCAAGCATCTGCACGACAGGCCCGCGCGTGAGCATCGGAGCATTAGCCAGCCCGCCGGCCCCCATCGTCAGCAGCGTGCCCGTGGCAGCCTCTCCCACGTCGCTAGCGATACGTTCTCCGGCCGTCTGCGGCCTTGCCACGCCCTGCTGATCCAGAGCCATAGACAGGATGTCGCGCGAAGGAATACGCGGCCCCTGCATGTCGCCGGGCCTCGTGATTCCGGTGAGCGTGCCCGCAAGCCTGACCGCGCCGCCAAGCGTCGGATTCAGTGCCTGAGCCCCTCCGGCCAATGCATCAATCAGTCCGGCGGCCCCCTGAGACATTGACCGGCCCACAAGCCCGGGAATCCGGCTCTTTGGCTTTGCCGCTTGCTTCGGCGCAGCAATAGACGCGCCACGGCCCTGCGTGACCTTGGTCGTGACGTTGGAGAAGTCAGGCTTTGCACTACGAATCCTGCGAATCTCGTCCGCGATTACCTTTGCCGCCTCGGCATCGCCCGCAGCGTCCGCTCGCTCAAGTTTCGCGAACAACTGGTCTTCTGTGTAGTCGGCCATTAGTATTTGTCCAGAAGGGCGCGGCGACGGGCGTCGTCGTTAGGCTTCGGGGCGCTGGGGCGCTGAGGTGACGTAACGCCTGCATACTTCTCCGCTAGCCTGCGCATTTGTTGCAGGGCCGCCAGTCGCTCGCCTCGCGTCTTGTTGCGATTCGCAAGGTCGCCGGCAGCCTGCTGGTACATCAGAACATCAATGTTCGACTGCGGGCCTTCAAAGCGCGGCACCTGAGCGACCAGCTTTGCCGCAAGAATATCAAGCTGAGCCGCCGCCTTTGCGCCTTCCGGGGTGTAACCAAAGATGCCGGCAGCCGTGTCTACTGCTGAACCGGCACGACTACCAGTCGCCTGCGGAATTAACGCCTCGGCCTCAGTCAACACGTCCAGCATGTCAGCGGAATCACTGGCGCGCTTCTCGCGCGACGCTTGCCGCTCCGCCTGACTTTCCGCTAGCCTCTTGGCCGCCGCAGTGTTAACGTCAACCTGCGCGAACTGCGGTGCAAACTGCAGCTTTGCCGCCTCTTGAGCCGCCGTGACTGCCGCCGCTTCCTCTTCCTTGGATCGACCAACGCCAAGCGCCGGATTCGCTGTCGGCATCTGCGGCGCTGCTTGGCCTCGACTCATCAGGAACGCATCCACCTGCTCAGCAGGGATGCCTGACGCAATCATTTGATTGGCTAGCGCGATGTCGCCTTCCATTGTGGCGCGAGTAGGTGCCGCAGCGCCGCCGCCAGCCATTCCGCCAAGTGGGACAAAGCTGTTGGACGACTCATCGAAAACCTCGACGCCGCCAGTCCTCGGGTTCTGCCTGACGACACGCTGTCGGCCATCGGCACCCGTGATCGTGTCAAACCCAATGCCAGCAGACGACGCGCGACCCTCAATTCCGAGGCCAACCGACGCGGCCCGCTGATACTCCGGCGTCCCGGGCTTCAACCCTGCAGCTTTTGCCATCATCTCAAACTGGCGAACCCCCGTCGGCGTTTCCATGCCAGAGCCGCCCATCGAGTTAATCAGCGCGTTAGCAAACTCAATCGAGCCCTGCTGATTCTCTGGGGTGTCGATCTGCGCGGGGAGGCCCTGAAAACGAGGATCGGCGGAAACCTTGGAATGAATGTAAGACCACGCCTGCGGGGACTTGGTTTGCGTGTAGAAACGTGCAGCCCTCAGAATCTCCTGCGTATCCATGTCCTGCTGCTGCTTGCGCTGCGCCTGCCCGTACTGCTGCGCCTGCATGCCGGCTTCCGGATCGACCTGATACACCTGCGAAAGCGCATTAGCGTCGCCTTGCGTTGCGCCTTGGAAATACTGGCCCAACGTCTTGCGGCGCTTGGTCTGCTCGCCCATTTGAAGCCCGCGAGCGTACGTGTCAAAAATCTCAGCCATAAGTTACCACCCGTAGCCGTAACCGAAAGCAGATGCGCCAGTCGGCGAGCCGCTGGAGCCCGTATTGCGCGAGCCGTACCAGTTCCCAAAGAACCCGGCCATATTACTCAGGCCCTGTTGCATCGCCTGATTTGATGCGTAAGTGGACTGTGCGCGAGCCTGTGCCGCATTCTGCAGGTTAGCGCCCATCTGCCCCGCATACTGCATGCCCTGCTGCCCCATTTGTCCCGCCTGAGCCTGCCCGCGACCTGACAACTGCATCAGGTCGGAGACGTATGGACGGTAACCCTGCTGGTCCGAGTAATCGCGCGAGTACCGCGTCAGCGCGCGCAGCGTCTTTCCGCTGTTCAATCCGCCAGACGCAGCCGCAGAGGCTTCCAGAGTGCGCCGCCCTTCATCTAGGCCGAACTGATAACCGGGAGTGTTCCGGAACGCGTCAAACGCCGCCTGCTGCGACATCTGAGGGGCCTGCGGCTGCTGCATCTGACCGAGCGTGTTTTGCAGATTGCCCTGAATCCAGTTCCGATCCGACCCGGAGTGATAACCAGTCTTCCACTGGCCCTGATGCTGTTTAAGCAGGTTGTCCCATGCCGCTCGGTACTGCGGGTTATTCGCATACAGGTCAGCCCGAGCAATCGGAGTGCCGTCCTGCGCCACGTCGTAGTAGTTCGCGTTGAACTGTCCGCCTGCAGTCTGCCCGCCGCCGAGACCAAGAAGCTGAGCAAGCCTAGAATCCGCAGCAACGCCGGTCTGATAGAACGGCTGCTGTCGCTTCTGGTCCTGCTCATACATCCACTTCATCAGGTCATTGGACGCCTGTGCGCCCTGCTGAGCCTGTTTCCCAGCGTCCTTGGATGCCTTACTGCCAGAGTATGCGCCATACGCCGACACCGCAGCGCCAATCAGTGAGCCCCAATCAGTCGACATATTCACACCTCACGGGATGTTTTCCCAGCCGGTCAGGCTGTTGCCCTCGGCCACGTCTTTAATAACATCGATTGCATTCGAGTTCGCAATGGCTGACGCCTGCGCCTCTTGTGCAACCACCTGAACCAGATTCACAGCGTCCTGAATCGAAACAACGCTTCCGTTAATCTCTGCAATCGACTTTCCATAAATCCCATCCAATCGCAACGCAATCTCGCGGAGGAACAGCCAGTAAGTCCGCCCCAGCGGCGGGCCTCCGGGGTAAAGCGGCGTATTCGGCGGAGGAAGCCACGGAATGTCCTTTTTCTTCGCCTGAGCGGTCGCCCACGGCGATGACCCGACGCTAGCCGCAATTCCCGCTTTGGCTGCGTAGGTATCGGAGGCCATTAGAACGGCAGCCCGAAGCTATAAGACGAGACCGTATGCGTATCCTGCGCCGCATACACGCGAGGAACAATCTTGCTCACTTGGCAGTCACTGGCCGCATCCGCCGTCAGGTTGATGGCCGAACCGCCAGATGTCGCCGAAACTTGGAAATCATCGGAATTCGCATTCACCACGTAGTAAATCGTCCCGGCCACCAGCGGAGTCGGCGGAGAAGACGAAAAGAACACGATCCGATCCGTATTCACGTAGCCATGTGCCGGAACCTTGATCGTGTTCGCGCTCAGGTCAGACGAGAATTCCTTTGGATCGCCAGCCGTAGGCGCGAGGAAACGCATCGTAGAGCCTTCCCAAAGCGTCGCCCATAGGATCGTACTGGCTGGAACATCGAACACCACAGGGGCCGACAGCGTGCGCGCCTCGCCAGCCGATGACGTGGCAAACGAACAGGACTTAGGTGCATATGCCGGAGTACCGCCGGTCAACTCATTGGCACCAGTCGTTCCCGGGTATCCGGTGTGCAAGCGCATGGCATTAACTGAAATCACGTTCAGCATGTCACGCTTGGTCGAAGGGGTCGCGCCGCTCATCGTGCCAGTGGCCTCAGTTCAAGATCAGCACCATAGAAAACCCGCTTGACGGGATCGGAGCAGTAAATCCGATACACCCGATGACGGGACATACCCAGACGATGCTTTACCGCCCGCCTGTTGTATTCGCCGATCTTCCCTAGCGGCAATTCTGCGTAACCAGTGAAAGAGCGCCCACGATCATCCGACCACGTTAGAACGACTTTCGGATCGGAGCCGAACACCCCGCCATCAAGGCCCACGCCCATTTCCGCGAATAGCTCAAATCGGTCATGCGCTACGTTCTTGCCGCCGTTTTCGATAGGGACAATCGTGCGCTCGACGTAAATAGGATCATTCCCGTCCTTGTGGGACGCCTTGTCCATCCGATAGAGCGTCGCATCGGACCTCGATCCGACGTAGTGACTTGCCCCGAGTTTCAAATGGAAAAGGCCCAAATACGCTTCTAGTTCGCCGCTCAGCGCGTTGCGGTATGCGAACTGCTGCCACCGCTGCGTTGAAATATCATACACCCATGACGCCTGACCCGGAACCGTCAGCAAGTAGTAGGCATGCCCGTCCATTGCCCAGCAAAACCCGTAGGCACCAGACAAATCGCCGTAACTCGCTAGCGCCTGATCGATGGCGTAATCCGAAATCCCGACCGGGCTGAATCCCTGAATGCGATAAACGCGCGGGTCGCCATTTTCGTTCTGACCCAAGAAGAAAACAGAATTGTCATCAGCAGCAATCGAACGGATCGCGCTAATGCCAAACTCGACAACCGACGACCGGACCACGGGGGCTTCCGGGTCTGCGGTCAACTGAGCGAACTCAAGCGTCTTGTCGCCGAAAATCAGTAACTGCCCGTTATCCGACCACACCGCGCGCGTCTGATCAGGCCGGAACTCGGCAGATGCGAAGTTCAATGCATCAATCGACGAAGCCGTATTAAGCTCCGTCCAGCCATAGGTGCCATTCTCAAGCGGGAAATAAACACGTCCGGCCATGTACGTCGTTTGCGCCGTCGTCGGAGAGTCGGGAACCGAATTCCACGTCATCGACACCGGATTGTGAACATGCCAGCCGGCCGAATGCGCAACGATGACCTGTGTCTCGTTTTCCTCGATTGACACCCACCCAGAACCCGGAACCGTGCCAATGCTCGTCAGGGTTCCGTCAGTCGCCACGCGGTAAAGCGTGTTGCCTGACACAACCCAGCCGTAGCCCTTCAAGACGCGGCCACCGCGAAGCGGGCCAGCGCCGATGGTTATCCACGAAACCAGCCCGGCCCGCTCAATCAGCATGCCGCCCTGTTGCCCCGGCGCTGCAGGCTCAAATACCATGTTCACCACCGTCTGACACGACAGCGGCAAGGACTGGGATTTGTATGCAGGGCCGAGAAAGTCAACGTTCATCGTCGTAGAAATTCCCCGGCATATGCGAGTAATCCGCAGGACGGATCTGGAAATATCGCGTCCTGAGCCGATGAATTGCGTCTGTAGCGTTCTTGGCCGTCAGGGCGGAAGGCTCCCACCCGTACGTTTCGCCGATTCGCATGGCAACCAGATACGACAAGCCGGCCTTGTCCGCCGGATCGACCGTCATCGTCGTGGACAGGCTCGCGACCGTGTAATCAGGAATATTCACCCCTTCATCCCTGAGCTCCGCAAGCACATCCCTCAATGCCTGCAGAGCATCCGCAGCATCGCTCGCCCCGGCGACCTCGCCAGAGGCCAAAACCCCGATAATCTGCAAAGCTCGATTTGTGATGTCACTTGCGAGCATACAGCCCCCAAGGGGCGGAGCCGAAGCTCCGCCCCGCTTTGCTTAGTTGTTGTGATAGCGGCAAGCCAACTGCGAGCGCAGGGTCTTGTACCCATACTGGACATCGAGACGGCAAGGGAACTGGTCGTTATTGATATCGTACTGACGAATAATTCGCATAGAAATGCCGTCATAGACTTCACGGGACTTCCAGTCCACGCCATCAGGCATCACGAGGTCAACCGTGGCGAATGCAAAAGCGCCCTTCTGGAAAGCGAGCGCCGTCTGCACTGCGGTGGATGCGGTGCCAAAGATAACCACGGCCTTGCCCGCGCCCGCGCCGACAATAGTGACGTTCTGCAGCGCGCCGGAAGTAATCGGCGTCGGCGACACCGAAACCGCACCACCACCACCTGCATAATCCGCAGTGCAGACGAACTGCTGCAGGCGACCGGTGTTGACCTTGGTTTCAGGGTGGACCTCGAACACATCGGCCACAGTAAAGACATCACCCTTCAGGATAGTGCCGGTTCCGGTAGCGACGGTAATAGTGGCGGTTCCGCTCGTAATCCCGGTAGAAGTGTTGACCACATACGACGTATTGCCAGCGCCGCGCGTATGGCTCGGCATCAGGGTATTTTCGCCCCAATCGAAGCCAGCGGCTCGGCCGATCATGCCTTCACGGTACTGCTTTGCAATGCTTGCGTCATCCTGAAACAGCGTCTTTGTGTCCTTGATGACATCCGCCATCGACAGCGGATCGAGCAGCATGGTTCGATTATTTGCCGGAGCGAGTGCGTTTTGAAGTTTCACGCGGCAATCAAGTGACTTGTTATAAGTCGCAGCGGAGCCCCCATTCCAGACGGACTGATAAACATCCTTGTAAACATTGGAAATCACATCGCTTTCAATAGCTGCGGCTAGAACGGCCATGGCAGGGTCAAGAATGCGCGTGCTGAAATCGTCGAGGCTTAGAGTCAGGTCATTGGTCGTGAAATTCAGGTCAACGCCCTTGCGGTTTGCAACCTGCAACGTAACGCTCTGCTCGGTAGTGTCCTGAGTCGAAAGGGTGACGCCAGAGCGAACGGTGTACTGATTCGGCAGGCGGACCTTGAGGCTGTCACCGATCTTTGCGCCAGACTTTGCATACGAGTCGTCGTAATCGCGGGTGATGTTCCCGACAAAGTTCAGCTTCTGATGCAGAATTCGCAGCGCCTCTCGGGTCACTGCGGTGGGAGTAAGAAGAGTGTTGGGCATTTCAATTATCCTTTACGCTTAGCGTTCCGCTTTGCCATCCATTCATCAATGGTGGTCTTGTCGGATAGCTCGTTTGGTTGAGAACCGCCGCCAAGTGCCGGGGGCGGCATCGGGGCCTGCGTGACGGGTTTGGGCTTAGGGCTAGACACTTTGGCTTCAATGCGTCCCAGTTGAACCGCAGCGAGGTGCGCGGGCAGCCTAGAAATACGGTCCGCCTCGTCGAGATGCTGCGCGAGGTAATCGAGAACGGCCGGACCATGGTCGGACAAGGCCAAAGCCTCGCCGATATGGGGGTCAAACCCAATCGCCTGCTGCAACGCTGCAACATTGTCGTAGTAAGTCGGGTTTGCTTGCGCATACTCGGCCTCACGTGACTCAAACTGCTGCAGAATCTGCTGTTCATACTGGTAACGCTGCTGCTGTTCAAACTGCTGCCGGGCTTGCTCATAAGCAGTCTTTGCGACCTGCTCGCTGAGAGTGCTACCCCACTTCTGCAAATCCCAGTCGTATTCGCCGGGGTCGGGGATGTTTTGCGCCTGCTGCTGGGCAGGCTGTTGCGGCTGCTGCTGAAACTGGGCCAACTGTTGCCGCAGGTAGGCGTTTTCACGCTCCGCCTGCTTGTGCTTGCCATAAACCTCATTGAAACGCTCGCGCGGAATAAACTTCCCGTTTTCGTCACGGGGCAGTCCTTCCTGCTGCTGCGTTTCCTGCTCGCCGGTCGGCTGCGAGCTTTGCGGGGCCGGGGTTGCCGGCGCTGCTGCGACCTCTGCGCCCGTCTGGGCGGCCTCTTCACCACTCATTGCGTCTTACCTCTGACGAATAGCCCGGGGTCCGCCCGGTCGGCTTATGCGGCAAGAAACAGAATTGTGATCGCGTCATCTTCGTCCCTCTCAAATTCCAGACGTTGCATGTATCGATCAAATTCCGCCTCTAGCTCGGAGAGCAACGCATTGACCGCCATCTGTGCCGCCAATGCGATAGAACGCTGATCCATCATCACAGGCTTGACCTGCATATCAATCAGCCTGTCAAGCCTTTCCAGATACCCCGCCCGGTCATCCTCGGGCAATTCCTGCAGGACTTCGATTACCTGCGGTTCTGCTAGCTGTTCTATTTCCTCGACTATATCACGTTTCCGTCGCCGTATTGTCCCAAATCCGCCACCATAGTAGGCGGGCTCGGCGGGCTGCTCCTGAGCGCCAAGCAGGCCAGCAGCTAGCCACAGGACAATCACAGCGTAAACGTCACCAACTGGGTCCCGGCCTCGACATCAGGCACCGCGACGGCTGCCGTAGGCACGAACTGCGCCTGAGTTGTCGTCAGGACCGTCACAGTCACGTCGCCAAGCGCGGCAGCCTCAGCGAGACCGGGCAGGTAGCCAATGCCTAGCTGGACCGTAACGCCGTCGTCTTCGGTCGTCCCGTCCTTGGACATCGACCCGTTAGGGGTGCCATCCTCAGCACGGGTAATCATGAAAATGTCTGCAATCTTGGGCATATATGTCCCCTTATGCGTAATAGAGATCGCCGACAACCGCATTCAGGTTTGTCGCCGTTGCGTCGGTATCTGCCGCGCCAGTCACAATGGTTCTGCCGATCCCCGCCGAAAAGGCCAAACCGCCAAACCCAGACGAACTTATGCTTACGCCGTTGGGCGGAATGCCGATAGTCATCACAACGCCTGCACCCGCAGTCGGAGCGGACGCTGAATTGTGTAGCTTGACGTACTGCCAAGAGGCCGTTGTATTTGCGAAATTCCAGCCTATCAGGCGGCCGGCCGATGCTTTGATGTTGGCCGCATTGGTTGTAGCCGCAGACACAATATGGCTAACGGTCGCTGCGCCCGTGGCATTAGCCCTGTACTGGCCGCCAACGTCGCCAATCAGGCTAGTGGATGCGCCAAGGTTAGGGGAACCGCTGATCGTTACCGCGCCGCTGATGGGCTGGGCTGCTGCCGGGTAATTAGACGCATGGCTAGCGCCGCGAACCGCAAGCGTGGTAGTTCCTGCAGTCGTTGCCGTAGTCAGGCGAAGCCTCAGATATCGGGCTAATACGGGAGTTGTCCAAAGCCCAGCAGCATTGAACGTCGTCGCCGTTGCGCCCGCCTGAGTGAGAATCGTTGCGTTTACATACGTCGTGCCGTCGTTTGACCAAGCGGGGGTCACCACGCCCGTCGTGCCCATGCTCGTACACTGGATCGAAACGCCCTCAAGACCTTGGCAGTCAATAACCAAAAGGTCCGTATTGATGACAATGACGCCAGCCTGCGAATAGTTCGCAACCGTCATGTTTGGGAGAGTGACAGGGACCGCTGACTGATCGGAAGCGATAGCGACCGGCCGAGACGCCGACATTGCCGCTTGCCCCACTGCGGGGGTCTTGCTGCTGATCGCCGAAAGCGTGCTTTCAGTCGCCCCGCCAACCGCTCGATATGAAACACTGGTCACGAACCACCCCCGGCGCCGCCGATTGTCATTTCCACGATGTAAAACTGCGTCCCCGTAGCGTCATACGCAACAGATGCAATGCTGTTGCCCGGGTTCGGAGTCAAATTGACCGAAAGACCCGCAGGCAGCGAAGCACCCCCAAACGTGCCAGCCGCCGCGCCAAGATTCGCCACCGAAACGCTGTAAGCTCCGGCAGTTGTCGACCCCGAAGATGTCGTTAACGTGATGATCGGCGACTCAATAACACCAAGAAGACGAACCGGAAGCTGATTCCCCGAGCTAATCTCTGTGCCTGCGTTGTCCGTCAGCATTACAGCGCCGACGAACCCTTGCGCAGTAGTACGGCCAGCTAGCGAATCCGTCCCTGCGCCGACGTTGGCCTTGGCAGTAAGCGAATCAAGCGCCATCAATCACCCCCACAGGCTCAGCGCCGATCACGCGCCCCATTTCATCGCGAACTACCCGCATCGCACCCCTCGGCTGCGTCGCTGTCGATACCATCATGTTCATCTGCTCCATCATCGCGGCCTGTTGAGCAAGCAATTGCCCCGCCTGTTCAATAAGCGCCTGTGCGGCCATAAGAGCGGCGCTTTCAGTCTCGACGCGCTCAGCCTCGCCCTCAACTTCTTCGCCCCTCTCGTCGACGGCCATGGCCTGCGATTGGATGCTGGCCGACGCCTCAAGCTGCGCGGCCTTCAATTCCGCCTGCATCCTCCGGAAATTGGCGTCCATTAGCTGCTTGTCGGCCTGAATCTGCCGCTTTTCGGCCTCAGTCGCCTGCTTGTCCTGCTCGACCTGAGCGAATGCCTGCTCCATCGCCTGCATCTGCTGTTGCGCCTGCTCCATCATCATCTGCGCCTGCTCCATCGCCTGCATGGCCTCCGGCGGCATTTCCTTGCCCTGCGCCATCTGCTGCTGAACCTGCGGCGGCAAAAGCATTCTGAGGCGTTCTGCGGCCTCCTCAGCACCCGGGAAGTCCAGCGCCTTGACGATCAAGTCAGGCACAGCCTGCGCGATCATCGGGTTATTGCTGCCCAGATTCGACAGCGCGTCAACAAACTCCATCCGCATTGTGTCGTAGCTAGGCCCGGTCTTCACGGTCACGTCGTACTTGCCCGCAGAAAGGTCGTTGACCTTGATGATGCGGCCGGTCTGACGGTCGGGGACTTCTTGGTAAAGCTGTTCCAGCCTCTCGGTTCCGTCCTTGCCGATGACGCGCATGGTCCGGGCCGTGTCGTAAACCTTGGGGAGCGCGCGCAGGATCAAGTCGCCTGTGACTTGAATCCCCTTGGCTAGCGAGTCTTGAAAATCAAACGTAGCGGTATCGCCTTCGCGCTGACGGGCAACAATCGCACGACCGCTGGTCTCATTCGACTGGGCTCCCACGCTGGCGTCATAGATACCGTCCGACGCCTTGAGCATGTCAACGCTGATTTGCGACAACTGCAGGAACGCCGCAGGTACGTCAGGCGGGGCCTCACGAATCGGACGACCGCCGGGTGCGTTATTGTCTGGTGTGTACGGCAGCATGTACGGGTCTTCTGCTGCAGCGCGCGCCCAGGCCTCTGCTACGCCCTTGCCCTGCATCATTGCAGGGGTTACCAGATAAGGGGACTTCGGAACCTTGGCGATGGATTCCTGCGCAGTGGTCAGATTGTAATTCAGCAGCTTCTGCGGGTCTCGGCTGAAACGGACCATGCCGCACCACGTCCAGCGACCTTTGAACTTGGCCCGATTCGCCCAGACGCCGACAATCGGGACGCGGTGGAAAACTATCTCATACGGGCCGTCAATCTCCTCCACGCCAGAGCAAATCGACATGATGACTTTGTGGCCCTTGCACTGACGCTCACGGACGACCGTAATGCCCTGCTCGGCCAGTTCGTCCATCGTGTCCTTGATTTCCTCCGCATCTACCGAGCGGCCATCGGAAAGCAGAACAATGGTCTTTGTGTGCGGAACCTTGCGGTAATAAGCCACCACGCGCACAGAATCCTGACCGAACCACGACGAATAGTCTGTATTGGCCGCCGACTCGAAACTGACAGCCTCGGCTTTCGGGTACTTCCGCTTGAATGCGTCTTCGCTGTAAGTCCGCTCGATGAACCCGAACTCCGGGTCATCGAAGTTATCAGGGTCCAGCCACACCGAATTCAGCGGATCATCAATACGCTCTACGGCGATGTCCTGATCCCACGCATCGTCAGACGAATAACGGGTAGTCACCAGCCATGCGCCAAACCCACAAGGCACCAGCGTCTCAAAACCGGCGTCATAGGCGTCATAAGCATTACTCGTCTGCTCGACGTTGCGGATCAGCCCCTGACGAAGCTCCGCGCCCTTCATGTCGCCATTCTCGACGGGGCGAACCTTAATCGAAGGCCGGGCCTGCCTCATCCCATTAAGCACCTGCCTTACATGAGACCGCAGAATCGGGAACTCGTAACACGGCCGCTTGCCGCGCTTGCGCTTATGCTCGTCGTCCCACTGAGCGCCCACGACGTTGACGAACTCCCAGTCCTCTCGGGCGAGGTCGCGGTTATCTCGGTCGGCGTCCACGCACAAATCATAGCGACGGCGCATTTCGGCCATCGGGTCGGACTTGGTGCGCTGCTTCTTATCGGCCACGTTAACCCCACTCGGAAACTTGTTTGATAGACGCCCAATCCACGTCATCTGCGTCATTTGTCATCTGAGGCGCGCACAGGGCCGCATACCGGAACATATCCGCACCGTGCGACCACTCGTCATGCAGGGGGCCACCAGCCTCGCCCGTCGTGCTTGGGATCGTTCGCCTGTACCGCTTTAGGCATTCTATCAGACGCGCACAGTTTGTTTTGTCGATGAACAACTGGCCGAACGCCATGCGGGCATTCTTGATGCCAGTTTCAACCGGCTGGTTTGGGCACATTTCGACTTTCCAGCCCAAGCCCTCCAACCACTGCTTAGCACTCTTGCCTGTCTTGTAGTCACCGTGCGCGCCGTCATGAGGCAGGAAGACCTTGCCCCAGTTGTAATCAAGCTCGCGCAAGCGCATTGAATACCAGTCGAGCGTCTTGTGGTCATCTTCAATGTACTTGACGATCCGCATACTCGACGCATGGCGCTGGACGATACCGATAGACATCTTGTCGTTCCAGCCCAAGTCAAACACGACATGCGCTTTCAGCGTCGGATCGTACGGCACAAGGTTAAACCGGCCATCCTCCTGAGCCTTTGCCACCTCGTCGGCATAGATCGCGCCAGACACGGCCGGGCGACATTTGCCCTCCCAGATGTTCTCATAATCCGCCTTCGGCATCTTGGCCTGAGCGTCCTGCCGCTCCTGCTCCAGAACAGACGGGAACCAAGGATTGTCCTTGTAATTCACCGACACCACGACAGAATCAGTCGGCGGGCTCGCAACAAACCGCGTCCACGTCTCGTCAGTGTCCAGCTCAGGATTAAAACTAATCCAAATCTCAGAACCGTCCTTTCGGATCGTCGGAACCAGAATATCCCAGCTTCGTTTACTGACCGTCTGGCCCTCTTCAACCCAAGCCCGGTCAATACCCTCGTACGACTTGATCGAGTCAACCGTATGATCCTGCAGGCCAGCAAACAGGATTTCCGTGCCGTTTGCGCCTTTAATGACCGTCTGCTGCACCTCGTAGAACTTGCCGAGACCGTGCTTTTTGATCCGGTCGGCCAGCAGCTTATGGACCGAATCCTTGATGGACTTCTGAATCTCTCGAAAGCAGCCAATACGCAAGGGCTTTTCTAGACCCTGAATCAGCAGGGCATCCGCAAATGCCCAAGACTTCCCGCCACCACGGCCGCCATAAGCGACCTTGTATCGATGGGGCTCAAACAGAAACCCCAGCTTCTCGGGAATGTCAATCTGCAGGTCGGACAAGATTAACGCTCACTGTCAATGGCGCGCCCTCCGGGCCGCTAATCTCCTGAGACACCCGGTCTCCATACTTCTTGGGCTTGAGCTTACTAGCCACCCACTTGCGGGCATCGACCCTCAGACGATTACGGGCAATTGCCGTCGCGTCCAACGCCAAAACCACATCTTCGCCCTGATGCTTGGCCGTCACCTCCGCCTCGTCGGCAATGGCGACCATTTCATCGGCCATCGCTTCGGCTTGCTCCTCCCTCGCGCGCGCATATTGCTCCGCGAAGGCAGGCACCAAGTTCAACCACTTGAAAACAGTAGACATTGCGGGCATGTCGTTGCGCTCACGGCAAATGGCACGAAGCGAATGGCCCTCTGCGATCATTTCGCAGATGGTGTCTGCGGTGTTCTGGCAATACTCTAGCTTCCTGCACATCAGGCCACCCAAACCAGCCTGTCCGCAATCAGCGTTTCCCCGTTCGACAGGGTTACGGTGTTGCGGATGGTGTAATCCCACTGAGGCGCGATGACAGCAGTCGCCACATTGCCGGCGAGGCTAGATGAGGTGTAAGGCTGATCCCACGAGCTAGTTAGGACTGTCGCCCCCCTCTGCTCGCAATCGCCCGACCAGTCATTCACGACCTTAATGGTCTCGCCGTTGGTCGCTCGGATTTCCTTAAGCAGCATATCAGTTCTGGTAGTTGTGGAATTGACGGTTGCCGAACTGGCCCATTTGCATCCCGCGCCACATGTCCTGAGCGGCCTCCCCCTCGATCCTGCTTGCGCCGCTCGGGGTGTAGCCGCCAGAGAATCCAATCGGGCCGCCCCGGCCACTGAACGCATTGAGATTCATGCCCTGCGTCGTAATGCCCGGATTGGTCGTCTGCATGTTGCCTTGCGGAGTGAGCTGGACGAGGCTGATAGGCATGGGCCCAGATTGAGGTGCAGCAGTCGCCCCGCCATAAGCGCCAGCGCCAAAGCCGGTCAGGCCGGCAAGCCCGCTTGTGCCTGCAGGGCGAACGCCGGGGGTGAACGTGTTGCCCATCGGCTTACTCAGATTCGGGCTCGGCACGTTGCGGCGGTTGTTGTCCATCCGATACCGGTCATACAGGCTCATGCCAACACCAGTAAGCGTTCCAGCACCCGGCATCAGTAAGCCCGCGCCCGTTTGGATTAGGCCCTGACGAACGCCGCGCCTGTCCCATTGGCCGGTCCTGTAGTCGTACCCGCGATTACTCAGGAACGCCCGGTCTACGAACTCACGCATGAAGCGGCCGAAGCCGCTACCTTGGGGCTGAATTGGGTTTTTGGTTACGTCAGCCATCAGCCAATCCTCGAAAACTGGTCATGCACGGATAGCCAGCACGCAAGCACGACCCCGGTAAGGATCGCGCAAATCAGCGTTACTAGCTCCCTGCGGGTCATTACGCACTCCGGGCCCGAGCAATGCCCGCAAGGATAGCCGCAATGCTCATGCCGTTGGCAAAGCTGCCCGGGTCGCTCGGGGCGTTACTGCCGAGAACAGCCTGAACGACCTCCTGACCGCCGGGAACCTTGAGGGCCACCGCGCCAGCAAGGACGCCAATAACCGTCTGACCGGTGCGGGTCCTGAGCCAGCGGGCTACCTTGTTGCCGCTCTTCTTCGGGGGAGGGGTGATAATCGGGGTGGGGCTACTCATGGGGCGTTATCCTCTTTCGATTCGATCTGCTTTTGCAGACCCGGGGCCATCATGTAGATGGCGTTAATGACATGGGTTTGGTTAGTGTCGGTGATCCAATTCAGGACCAGCGCCCCGCCCATGCACACATTCAGCACAACCATCGCAACAAAATACTTCTCGACTCGGTGGACGGCTCGCTCGCCGTCTGTCGGCGGAGGCAGCATTGCCTGTATCACTGTCTGCGCCGAGCCTTGCTTTGTCAGCTCCTCGGCCTTGGCCAAAAGAGCCTCTAGCGTCTCTCTCTCGTTGCTCACCCTCTACCCCCTCCGGGCTGGTGAATTGCTGCGTCAGGATGGAGCCTCTTGTGGGTCTCCAGAGTAAGCGCCTTGGCAAACTCGATTATCTCCACCTTGTTCATGTACTCGGCACGAGTCACGAATCGGGTGTCCAGCTCCTTGAACAAGTCTAAGCGCCCTTGCGCTAGCTCAGTCCGCAGGTTGGCGATCTGCAAGGACAGCTCCCCCAGCTTCTCCGCACCCTTGTCGCCTCGGCTGAACAGGAACGTCAGCAGGAACATCGCCACGGGCATCACGATTGACAGGCCAAGGGCTACATGCGCCGTTTCCATTACGTCCTCGCTGCCTGCCAGTGCATGCCATCAGGGTTTGACCAGTCTCCGCCCCACTCCCAGCCCTCGGCATCGAATGCAAGCCTGACCTCACGGATGTTTGCAATGTTCGGGGTCGTGTCACCCATGCGATTGCGGTCAGGGTCTAGGTCGATTGCGCAGCCGTAAGCGTGCATTGAGAGAGACGACCCGCCACGCTTAGCGCGATACGTGAAGCCGCCGCCTAGAAGATGGCAGCCCCATTGCTCAATCTGCGCCTGATCCTGTCCTGCAGCCTGCCAGATGGCGGAAAACACACGCGCCAAGCTCTCCGCACACTTGCGATGCACTCGGACGCCCTTGACCGGACGCCTGATGCCCTTCTCGTCCTTCCAGCTTGTGACCATGCGCCACGGAGCCGGAACCACAACAAGGTTTTGCGCCTCCCATTGGGGCGCTACTTTGGACGGATCGCGCTTGTTTACCGGGTTGCCGTAGAACTCTCGGCACTCTGACTGCTTAGGCCACACAAACACCCCCTATAGAATCTCCCCGGGCGCAAGGCAGGGAGGAGGGACCGTTACGCCCGGGGAGGCCGGCGAAGGCCGGCAAACCTGTTTCGCGGAGAGTACCACAAGGCCGACGAACTGTCAACGTCCCGACGAACGGTACTTTACAACGTTTCCGGAAACACGTAGGATTTACCCATCAACCACGGAGACGTAGACATGGCCCGCAAGTCCTATACCGCCGCAGACCTTGGTCACATTGCAGTCCGGACGCGCAACGGCTATACCCTTCGCTTTGAGGGATGGAATTTCACGATCACTGAAACCAAGAGTAGGCGCGGTGTGGGATGCGTCCCTACCAGCATCAAGCGCGCAGATTCCGCCAAACGGTGGGTCGAACAGAATCTACTCCCACCCGATTGACATAAGCCGACGAACGGTCATTGACTGTTTCCGGCAACGCTAGTAATCTACACACATCGGCAGGGCACAACGCCTAGCCACTGAGGAGGAGAGGAAGATGAAAGTCAGAAAGTATTACGACGGAAAATATGCCGGCACCGTTCTTGTCTCAGGAACGATCAGAGGGATCAAGCAGTGCACCAAGGAATTGACTGGAGACGACATCGCCAGACTCGCCGCCATCAAGGACAAGGAGCGCATTGATTTCAATCTGCGTAACGGCGAAGTCCTGACCTACATTGGTGAGGCATGAACTCAACAGCCCGAGTCGCCAAGCACCGGGCAAAGGGCCGTAGGCTTACCTCGGCCCTCCAGTGCCCCGAAGCGATCAAGCGGCTAGCCGAACTGATCGCCGCCCATGGCTCCGAGCGAGCCGCCATCGAATACGCCCTCAAGCACAGCCCCCGCTAGTCGGGGGTTTTCTCTGCCCAACAAAAAGCCCGCCGAAGCGGGCTCCTGCAGTGCCGAGCGACTACCCCGAAGGCTAGGCGCTTGCCCGCGCAGGCCGGGCCGGAATCGAACCGACTCTATATACCCAAATGGGCAATGTTCTACCATTGAAACTACCGCATTGTTTGGAACCCCGGGCCGGGCTGGTTACCGGCTTCCTACTGTGTCGGCTAGCTTGTCGGTAGGCTCTAGGCTAGCCATGGATCACCGCGTGTCTATCCACGCCGCCGGGGTATTGCTCGAATATTACCCGGGAAACCTCGCGGCCTCCCGGAACCGTATTGCCGGAGCGCATGTCTCTCAGTATCACGGGCTGGCATTGCTACGGCCACTAGGGCCGGTTAAACGTTGGGGCCGGTGGCACGGCCTCGGGGATTGAAGACCTTGTTTAGTCGGGAGACCCGCAGCATGGGCGGTCTGACCATGAGCGATGACTACAACTTACGCCTGACTCACTTCCTAGTCAATACCAGAATTGGAACGGTCCGTGTTGCTGACAGGCTTGAAAACCATCGCCGTTGCCGTCTTGCAATGCCCGCTCTTCGTCAGAGTCGGATGCAGCGGCGAACCCTTCATGCCGGTCTGATTAAGCTCCCGGTATACGCATGACACGCATTCCCGGGCGGGGTCGTCCTTGCGGACACAGGTTATTGTGCGTTGCATCAGAAATGCCCCTTCACGTACTTGATTATTGCCCGCAGGTCACGATAAACCGCGTCCCTCTTTGTGCTTTGCTCGGTCGGAGCCCCGCAGTGATGGCAGAAATTACCATGCACATTCATGTGCGTCTGGTCGGCGGAGCATTGAACCCCCGAGTCATCGGACACAAACCAGCCGATACCCTCGATAAACCTGATGAAGTCTTCTAGCTTTTGG